GTAAGGGCTGACCTTGCGGCGGCGCTCCAGTGTTCGCGCCGGGGGCGCTAGACTGCGGCGTCGGCGGCTTCTCTGCGTTCGCGCCACCCTGTGCGCCCTGCGCCGGAGAAGCGCCACCACCGGGCGGCAGGGGCTTCGCAGCGTTCTGCATCATTATCGACGGAGCGCCCTCGGAAAGGGCTTCGTTGATGTCCAGTTTGTCGTCCAATCTCTTGATCGCCTCCTGCGCCAAGAACATCGGCGTGATGCCCGGTATCTGCATGAGGATCGGACCCAGCTTCTCAAAGTTCGACACGGCGAGAGCCTGATCCGGCACGCCAGAACTGCCGGCCTCGATTTCGAGGTAGACGTTCTTCGCGACATCGGCCTTCGTAAGCTGCGGCCACACAGCGCCGGGGCCGACGATGTCCTTCACCGTCTCTTCAGAGACGTTCAGGATGAGGATTTCACCTGCGGCGCGAGCAAGCTGCGTCAGGGTCTCGTCGAGATCATCAGCGGCGCTGCCAAGGGCGTCTGAGCGCGACTGCTGCGCAACCTGCGTCTCAGTGGCCGTGCTGTTGCTGTTGCCGCCGAGGTTCGCCTCCTGATCGCCAACCGCGCGCATCATGTCTTGGAAGATCGGATTGACCTCATAAAGCGCATTGTCGAAGGGATTGCCCTTGATTGGCTGCACAACCGTGTCGATGCTCTGCCCCTGTGCGAGGCCGGAGATCGAGATCAGCGCATTCACGGGGTGATTGCGCAGGCTGTCCAAATCCTCCGCAGACAGCATGCCCTCGGCATACGCCAGCTTCGGGCGGTTCGCGAAGCGATGCTCGCGCATGCCCTGACGCGTTCTGTTCAACTCCAACTGCATGGGCTTTAGGAGTTGAATATCTGACGGCGGGAAAACCTGTCCGTCCGTCTCGTTGAACATGACGGCGAACCAAGGATAGAAGCGCTCAATCCAAGCGTCGGGAGCCGCCGGCTCCTGCAGGAAATCGATGTAGCCGTCGCAGATGACATAAACCATGCCGTCGCGCTTGTTGTAGACCTCCCACACAAGGGCCGTGTCGCTGTCGCCCTTTGAGATGTTCGCCGTGTCGCCGCCCTGCTGCCAAGACGCGCGTGCGCTCTCGTAAGCGGTGCCGACATCGGTGCGCGAATAGGCCGTGTAGTTCGTGCCCACGTCCACGCCGTAAGTCTCTTTGATCTCGTTGACCGAGAGGAGATACTCTTCGGCAACCCAATCGCAGCCCAGAAAATCGCGTAGCTGCACGCAGCGCGGGTCGGGGATGATCGCCGTGCTCTTGGGGTAGGAAAGCTGCAGGCCTTCGCGCAGAACGATCTCCTGCTCGCGCATGAGGTCGGCCATCGCCAGACGAAGCTGCTCGGCCTCTGCGCTGTCTTCCTGCGTTTCGCCGTCCGCTATATCCGCAGAAATGCGTTCGACAATCGACAGGCGCTGCTCAAGATCGGCGAGGTGCGTGTCGTAGTCGGGAGACTTGCCCATGACGCGCTGGAAGCCAATCTTGATCCAGCCAACGCCGGCAGTCGCCGCGCGACGCAGCACCAGCTTCATCATCGATTTGAAGGGCTGCTGCTGGCTGTCAATTTCATATTCGTAGAGAAGCTGCAGCGTCTCGGCGATCTTCTTCTCCTGATCGAGTTGCTGCTTCGCCTGCTGCGCGTCCTGAATAAGCGTCTGCGCCTGCTGCACAGCCACCGGATCAACGGGCGGGGGAGGCGGCGCCGGCATACCCGTGGCCGGGTCGATCTGTGGCGGCATCATCGCCTGCTGCTGCGACATCATCGCATTTTGGATGAGAGCCTGTGCGGCCTGCAGCGTCTGCATGTTGCCGTCCCAGACGGTCGTCAGCAGTCGCTTGCGCCGGCGCGCGATCGCCTTCGGATTTTTCGCGTAAAGGGATGCCACCTTCTGCTGCACATGGCGCAGCGTGATGTTCGCAACGTAGCGATCCTCTTCGGCGTCATTGAAATAGGACGCCTTCGTCTCACTCGGCCACTGCTTACCAGCACAGAAGCGCTGATCCTTCTCCATCTGGCGGAAGACTTTATCCCAATGCGTCTTGGCCTCGCGCACCATGCTGGACATGGCGGTGACAAGGGCCTTGCGGGACTGAGAGGGATCAGGCGTCTCGCGATCTATCATCTTCTCAGGAGTTTCTTCGGACGGGATCGGACCCTCATCCATGAGTTCGCCGTCAACCATCACCAACCCCCATTCTTAACTTGCCGCTGCATTTCAGCGCGGCGCGATTGTTCTTTGATCCAACCAAATGTGCCGCGCGCCGGCGTTTTCTTTGTCGGACGCGCCATCGTCGGGCGCACCTGTTTCGCGAGCCCCATACCGATGAGAGCGATCGCGTCGCAGAAATCGTCGTGTCCGCCATACGGGAATTGCAGCATCTCGTTGTAGGCTTCCATATACCAAGGCGCATAGGTGGGGATGTAGACCTTCCCCATCGCCATGCGGGCCGCGATAGATTGTGCGCGCGTCATCTTGTCGTTGATCGGCACAATCTCTTCCATCATCGCGTAGATGCCTTCCTCGTGCTGCCTTTTGCGGAGGAATGGCCCGATCGACTTGGAGATGTGGCCTCGTTCGGCCCACCATGCGAGGGGCTTATATCGCTGCATGAGACCAAGCATCTTCTCGACAACCACGTCTGACGGCCATCGCCCCCATTCGACATCGTCCATGATCCAGATGTTGTCGTCGGCGTCGATGCCAATGGGCAGGAGACAGGTTTTGTCTCGCTCTTGCTTGGTAGATACGGCGTGATCAGAGGCGACATAAAAACGCAACTGATCGCGGGGAGGGCGATCAGTAGGCTTAGAATAGCCACGGATTTTTTCGGCAGGGAAAAAGTTGCCGCTGTCGGGGGTGGGGCTACCTTGATAAAGGGCTTGGAAACCTCTGGGGTCTGCTTCTCGCAGTTCGTAGAGGTAGGATGCTGGGAAGCGTTCGGGCCAGAGTGCTTCGCCTTCTTTGCGGCCAAGAACGTCTTTATCTTTAGCAAGGGCGGGTAGGTCAATGATCTTCCATTTCTTTGCTTCGCTCGCTGAATAGCTTGCGTTCATAGGGTCAGCAATTCTTCCGACTAAGTCATCGCCGTGCCATCGAGTTTGGATGATAACTATCCAACCGACACTCGACAGCAGTCGCGTTTTCAAGACTTGGTTATACCAACTCCAGAGTTTCTCTCGCGTCGTCGGACTGTCGGCCTCCACACGGTCTTTGATCGGGTCATCGATGATAAGGCCGTGGCCGCCGCGACCTGTAAGAGAGCCGCCGCGTCCAACAAAAAAGAGTTTGCCTTTCTGTTCCAGTTCAAGGCGATCCACAGACGCCGCGCCTTGAAGGAGAGAGATTTCAGGAAAGACCTGACTGTAGATTGGGTCTTGAATAATTCCTCGAACATCGCGCCCCATGTCCCAACTGAATTTCTCATTGTATGTTGCAAATATGAGCGAGTTTGCTGGGTTGTGGCCCATATACCAAGCAGGGAAGAGACGGGACGTGAGTTGCGACTTGCCATGACGCGGGCCGAGGTTAATGATGAGGCGCTTGATGTTGCCCTTCTCAACCTCCTGCAGCGCGTGCGCGATGACCCTGTGATGCTTCGCAACCTCGTATTCAGATTGATCTGGGTCTTCGTGTGCGTCCTGCTTTGGCATCATAAGACGCGCGAATTGAAGCAAGTCATCGCGAGCGAGAAGCGTCGCGCGCCTCCGCTTTAACGCCAGCAAATATCTCTTTTCATCCTCAGTCATGCACTGCCGCTGCCCACCGCACCAAAAGGACAATGAAGGTGACAAGCACCACGCCCAGCGTGACGCTTGCCCAGAAGCCTATGAAGGCCATGATTGCTTCGAGATCGTTTTCTCTCACGCGAACAACCGCCCAAGAGCAATGTCGCGCGCCATCGGAAGCCCCATTTTGTATTTCACAGCAAGTTCCGCAAAACTGACGCCGGCGGCGTAGTCAGCGCGAAGCGCCGTTACATCGTTCTGCGTCAGTTTGCTGTCGGGGTGAACTTTTTCTGTGGTCGCCTTCACGACTGGTTTGACAGGCTTCTTCGCCATTTTACGCCGCCTTCACTGCGTTTGCCGGCTGGGACGGATGATCGGGCTTCGCCGTCTCATTGATCGCCTTCGCCATCTCGTTGAGATTATTCATACGCGTTTCGGCCTGCGTCTTCACGCTCCCGATGAAATCCGCGACTTCAATATACGGGCGCTGCGCAAGTGCATTGATGACCAAGTTCCACTGCGGGATCGTCAGTTCGACCGATACTTTTACAGGCTCCATTGCACTCTCCTCTTGTTAATTCTCTGCTTCACTCACAGATGATCGCGCCCGCGGCTCAGGTCACTTGAACGCTCTGCAGGAGCGCAGCAAGTTCTTTAACGTCGATGCCTGCGGCAGCGAGTTTTTCCGCGACAGTCGGCGCTGCCATGTCCGGCTCGGTGGTGGCTGCAAATGCGGCGTCCTCAACCGCCTGCACCTCTTCCGCCGTGAGGGGGATTTGCGTCACTTCACCCGTCTGCAAATTGCAAATCACATGCTGGTATTCAGCCATCTCAAATCTCCATTAGCTGTAGAGCACGGCGATGCGGCCACTCTTGTAGACGCCTGCGCCAGTGTCAGATGTTATGCGAATTTTAGTCAGTTCGCCGGGCATGTTGATGTTGCCGCAACCAAGAAGAACGTAATAGTTAAGGACCGTGCCGTTATGCGTGCAGACCCACTTCGTCGTGTCCGCTTTGGCAAGTGTGTATATAAGCGAGGACACGTAGCCAGAAGACGCGGCTAGGGCGAAGTTGAACCCCTTCGGAGACGCGAGGTTTCCGACGAAGTTGGTGGCCTGCTGCGTGTATCCCGCCGTCACCCAACCGCTGACGCCGCCATCAGCCGGGCCTGTGCCAACCTGAATGATTGGTATGCCAGCCGTCAAAACGACATCATACCAAACGACGTAGATATTCTTCGCCCAAGTAGGGATGCCCTCAAACAGAATGGATAATGAGCCGTCAGGGATGTCGATCGGAGGGGCTACTTGGTCTTCAATAACCGGGCCGTAAAGAAAATTACCAGCCGCATCGACACCACGCACGTAAGTGCCGTCCGTATGCAGCACTTGATGAACACCGCCCAGCGATGTCGGCGTCGGCGCCGGAACGGCGTGCGTATGCACTGCCGGGGCGAAAGCGGCGGCGTGCTGACCATCAAGCGTGTCGGCATTGCCGGCGTTCGTTGCGTTGACCGCATTCGTGGCGTTCGTCGCGCTGTCAGCCGTATTTGCATGACCAGCATTCGTCGCGCTGTCGGCAGTTGTCGCATTCGTCGCGCTATCGGCAGTTGTCGCATGGCCCGCGTTCGTGGCGTTCGTCGCGCTGTCGGCGGTCGTGGCGTGACCTACAGGGCCGTAAACAGCCG